TAGAATATTAATGAACAGTATATATGACTTTATTGTTACACCTACAAATGAAAGGTATAATAATAAAATTAAAGTAGGCGATAAAACACTTATTGTTAATTCTAATATAGAAGATCATAAGATGGTTAGTCGGCATGCTACTGTTATTTCAGTACCTTTAGCGTATAAAACTGTTATAAAAAAAGGTGATGAAATAATAATACATCATAATATATTTAGAAGATGGTATGATGTAAGAGGAAAAGAAAGAAACAGTAGTCAATATTTTAAAGAAGATTTATATTTTTGTAAACCAAATCAAGTATATTTATATAAAAAAGACAATAAATGGTTGCCTTTTATGAATAGATGTTTTGTAATGCCTATAAAAGAAACAAACAATCTAACAGTTGATATTGAAAAAAAGTGTGTTGGTATACTTAAAATAGGTAATAATGAACTAGAGGCACATAAGATTTATCCAGGAGATCTAATTGGTTATAAACCAGGTAGAGAATGGGAGTTTGTTATTGATGGTAAAAGAATTTATTGTATGAAATCAAATGATATTGTAATTAAGTATGAGTACAAAGGAAACGAAGAAGAATATAATCCAAGCTGGGCGAATAGCAATTAAGGAATTAATTAAAGTTGCTAAAGAACCTATTATAGATTTTGGACCAGATATATCTGCAGATAGACTTAAAAATGCTGCTGCAACAAAAAAACTAGCTATATTTGATGCTTTAGAAATACTTAATCGTATTGAAGAAGAGCAAAATATGTTAGAAGATAAACCAAAAGAAGAACCTAAAAAAGAAAAAACTTTTGGTGGTTTTGCAGAAAGAAGATCTAAGTAATGTATAAGCAAGTTTTATATAAAATATTAGATAATCATATAAAACCTAAAGTTATTAAACGTATGAATCGTTATAATAAATGGGAATATGGTTACAATAAAGAACATGATGTTGTTGTTATTAGTAAAGATGGTACAATAGGTGAAGTATATGAAATACAAAATTTAAAAATAGCTTTACCAAAAGTTAAAAACCCTCATAAATTTGATAATAACAAATGGCAAAAAACTGAATTACCAAAAGTTTTATCTAGAATTAAAACTGTTTTTGATTGGAAAGAATATCCAGAAGATTTTAAAGAAAAATGGTTTGATTATATAGACGAAGAATTTAAACGCAGAGAAGAAGGTTTTTGGTTTTATAATAAAGATGTTCCTACATATTTAACCGGTACTCACTACATGTATTTACAATGGAGTAAAATTGATGTTGGAGCACCTGATTTTAGGGAAGCAAATAGATTGTTTTTTATATTTTGGGAAGCTTGCAAAGCGGATACAAGATGCTATGGAATGTGTTATCTTAAAAACCGTCGTTCTGGTTTTTCATTTATGGCTTCTGGAGAAGTGGTAAATTTAGCTACAATATCTAGTGATTCAAGATACGGTATATTATCTAAAACTGGTCCTGACGCTAAAAAAATGTTTACAGATAAAGTAGTTCCTATATCAGTAAATTATCCTTTCTTTTTTAAACCGATTCAAGATGGTATGGATCGACCTAAAACAGAACTAGCATATAGGGTACCTGCTAGTAAATTTACAAGAAGAAGTATAGAAGCTGGAAGCGAAGCTATAGATTTACAAGGACTAGATACAACTATTGACTGGAAAAATACTGGAGACAATAGTTATGATGGTGAAAAATTAAAACTATTAGTTCACGATGAATCTGGTAAATGGGAAAAACCAAATAATATTCTTAACAACTGGCGTGTAACAAAAACTACACTTAGATTAGGTTCAAGAATTATTGGTAAATGTATGATGGGATCAACGTCTAACGCTTTAGACAAGGGCGGTAGAAATTTTAAAAAATTATATGATGAATCAGATGTTACTAAAAGAAACCGCAATGGACAGACTAGCTCGGGATTATATAGTTTGTTCATACCTATGGAATGGAACTACGAAGGATACATTGATTCTTATGGCATACCTGTCTTCGACACTCCGTCAACTGAAGTTGAAGGACCAGATGGACAATTCATTGACATCGGGGTTGTTGAGTACTGGGAAAATGAGGTTGAAGGATTAAAAAACAGTCAAGATGCTTTAAATGAATTTTATAGACAATTTCCACGTACAACAAAACATGCTTTTAGAGATGAGTCAAAATCTTCTCTATTTAATTTAACAAAAATATATCAACAAATAGATTTTAATGAAGATGCTAATAATAAAACATTAGTTACTCAAGGTAATTTTTTATGGGAAAATGGTATAAAAGATACAAGAGTTATATTTGCTCCTAATAATCAAGGTAGATTTTATATAACTTGGATACCTAATAAAAATTTACAAAATAGATATATTGAAAAAAACGGTATAAAATATCCTGGTAATGATCATATAGGGGCATTTGGTTGTGATCCATATGATATATCAGGTACAGTAGATAAAAGAGGTTCTAATGGAGCTTTACATGGACTTACTAAGTTTAGCATGGAAGAAGCGCCAGCTGATCATTTTTTCTTAGAATATATAGCAAGACCACAAACAGCAGAAATATTTTTTGAAGATGTTTTAATGGCTTGTGTTTTTTATGGTATGCCGATATTGGTAGAAAATAATAAGCCAAGATTATTATATCATTTTAAACGTAGAGGTTATAGAGGTTTTGCAATGAACAGACCAGATAAAAGATGGAATAAATTATCTGTAACTGAAAGAGAAATAGGTGGAATACCTAATTCTAGTGAAGATATAAAACAAGCTCATGCTGCAGCTATTGAATCTTATATAGAAGCTGCTGTAGGTTTTAACGGTGATTCTTATGGAAGCGTTTATTTTCAACGCACATTAGAAGACTGGGCTGCATTTGATATAAATAATAGAACAAGTCATGATGCTTCTATTAGTTCAGGTTTAGCTTTAATGGCTTGTAATAAAAATAGATATGCTCCGGTGAGTAGAAGAAAACGTGAACCAATAGATTTAGGTATTAAAAAATATAATAATAAAGGACTGGTTTCAAAAATAATTAAGTAAATGAATATATACGCAAATCCAAATAGTGCATTTCCTAGCCAAGTAGTGCCAGACGCTGAAAAATCCTCTATCGATTATGGTAGACAGGTAGCTCAAGCTATAGAAAGTGAATGGTGGAGACAAGGTGGTAATGGAACGAGATTTGCCGCTTCATATAATAAATTTCATACATTAAGATTATATGCGCGTGGTGAACAACCAGTTCAAAAGTATAAAGATGAACTAGCTATTAACGGTGACATGTCTTATCTTAATTTAGACTGGAAACCTGTTCCTGTTATTTCTAAATTTGTAGATATTGTTGTAAATGGTTTATCAGAAAAAGATTTTGAAATACAAGCATACGCTCAAGATCCAGTTTCATTAAAGAAAAGAACAGACTATGCTTCAGCTATACTACAAGATATGGCTGCAAAACCTTATTTACAAAAACTACAAAACACATTAGGTATTAGTGAATATCAAAGTCCTGACCCAGCTAATTTACCAGAAAATGAAGAAGAGTTAGATTTACACATGCAGTTGAGTTATAAACAAGCTGTAGAAATAGCTCAAGAAGAAGTTATTGATAATACATTAGCTAAAAATAAATTTAAAAATACAAGAAAAAGATTTGTATACGATTTAGTTACTTTAGGTATTGGTGCTGTAAAAACACAATGGAATAAAGCAAATGGAGTTACGGTTGATTATGTAGATCCAGCTAGACTTATTTATTCGTATACAGATGATCCTAATTTTGAAGATATATATTATGTAGGAGAAGTTAAAGCTTTAACTATACCAGAAATAGCAAAACAATTTCCACACTTAACACCTGATCAATTAGAAAAAATATCAAAATCTAAAGGTAATCAAAGTGAAAGATTATATGGTTGGCAAACATACGATCCTGATACTGTTCAAATGTTATTTTTTGAATACAAAACTTACAACACTCAGGTTTTTAAAATAAAACAAACTGATAGTGGTTTAGAAAAAGCATTAGAAAAACCAGATACTTTTAATCCACCTGCTAATGATAATTTTGATAGAGTAGAAAGAAAAATAGAAGTGCTTTATCAAGGTGTAAAATGTGTGGGTAACAACGAATTAATAGAGTGGAAGTTATCTGAAAATATGACTAGACCTTTTGCTGATACTACAAAAGTAGAAATGAGTTATGCTATATGTGCTCCTCGTATGTATAAAGGTAGAATAAACTCTATTGTAAACAAAATAACTGGGTTTGCTGACATGATTCAGTTAACTCATTTAAAACTACAACAAGTTATTGCTAGAATGGTTCCAGATGGTGTGTTCTTAGACATGGACGGTTTAGCTGAAGTAGATCTAGGTAATGGTACTAATTATAATCCAGCTGAAGCATTAAACATGTACTTCCAAACAGGTAGTATTGTTGGTAGATCATTAACTCAAGAGGGTGATATGAATCCAGGTAAAGTACCTATTCAAGAATTACAAACATCTTCTGGTGGACAAAAAATTGCTAGTTTAATACAGACTTATCAATATTATTTACAAATGATAAGAGACGTGACGGGATTAAACGAGGCAAGAGACGGATCAGTTCCGGATAAAAACACGTTGGTTGGTTTACAGAAAATGGCAGCTAACGCTTCTAACGTAGCTACTAAACACGTGTTAAACGCTAGTTTATGGTTGACATTAAGAACGTGTGAGAATATTACATTAAAAATAGCTGATTCATTAAAATATCCTTTAACATTAAATTCTTTAAAAAGTTCTATATCTACTTATAATGTAGGTACACTAGCTGAAATACAGAATTTAAATCAACATGATTTTGGTATCTATTTAAAATTAGAGCCAGAAGAAGAAGAAAAACAAATGTTAGAGCAAAATATTCAAATGGCTTTACAACAAAATAGTATTGATTTAGAAGATGCTATTGACATTAGACAAGTTAAAAATCTAAAACTTGCTAATGATGTGTTAAAGCAAAAGAGAAAAACTAGAGCTAAAGAGCAACAAGCTCAACAACAGCAAATGATGCAAGCTCAAGAACAAGCTAAAGCACAAGCTGCTCAAGCTACGGCGCAAGCTGAAATGCAGAAACAACAAGCTCTTGCTTCTTCTACTGTTCAAATAGAACAAGCAAAAAATCAAATGGAAATTCAACGATTACAAACTCAAGCTCAGCTTAAAAAAGAAGAGATGCAAATTCAACATCAATTTGATTTAGAATTAAAAAGAATGGAAGTTGAAGCAATGCAAGCTAAAGAAGCTGCTATTGAGGATCGTAAAGATAAAAGAACTAAAATTGAAGGCTCACAGCAAAGCGCTATGATAGATCAAAGAAATAATGATTTAATGCCTATTAATTTTGAAAAACAAGGTCCTGGATCACAACCAGGTATTTAATTAATTTTATAATATTATATTATGTCAGAAAAAGAAACAACTAAGCCTGAGGTAGCTAAAGAAGCTGCTCAGGAAGGTGGTGATATGAAAATGTCAAAACCTAAATTTGATAAGTTTAAAGGTGAAAAAGATGAGCCTTTTAAAGTAGATTTATCTAAAGTAGATACATCTTTAGAGGCAAATGCTAAGGTTGAAGAACCTATCAAAGTAGATTTAAGTAAAAAAACAGAAACAGAAACTAAACAAGAAGACGATGCCATTCCAATCGGAGAAACAAATGAATTACCTGAGGATAAACGAACCGAAGATTTATCAGAGGTGGATGCAGAAGTACGGTCCAGCGAGAACGTCGAGCAAGTACAAGAGTCCGAGTCGCCTATTGTCGAAGTTTCAACCGAACCAGAGAGAGTTGTAGAAAAACAAATAGAAACACCTCAACCTCAACAAAATTTACCAGAAAATATAAATAATCTGGTTAAATTTATGGAAGAAACAGGTGGTACGGTAGAAGATTATGTAAGATTAAATGCTGATTATTCTAATGTAAACGATGATAGATTACTAAGAGAATATTATAGCAAAACAAAACCACATTTAGATAAAGAAGAAGTTGATTTTATTATCGAAGAAAACTTTACCTATGATGACGAAATTGACGAAGAGCGAGACGTCAAAAGAAAAAAACTCGCTAAAAAAGAAGCGGTTGCAGAAGCCAAAAACTTTTTAGAGGACATGAAAAATAAATACTATCAGGAAATCAAGTTGAGACCTGGAGTAACTCAAGAACAACAAAAAGCAATGGAATTCTTTAATCGCTATAACAAAGAACAGGAAATAGCTACGCAGAAGCATAAAAAATTCCTTGATACTACTAACGAGATGTTCTCTAATGAATTCAAAGGTTTTGATTTCGAAGTTGGAGAAAAGAAGTATAGATACGGTGTTAAGGATCCCAGTGCTATTGCAGAAAATCAATCTAATCTAAACAACTTCGTCGAGAGGTTCTTAGACAAAGAAGGAAATGTTAAAGATACGAAAGGTTATCATAAAGCTATATATGCCGCACAGAATATAGATAAAATAGTAAATCATTTTTACGAACAAGGAAAGTCTGATGGAATTAAAACAGTTGTAGAAAAATCAAAAAACCCTACAATTGATCAAGCGCGTCAATCTGGCACGCAAGATATTTACGTTGGAGGATTTAAAGTTCGAGCTATAGACGGTGTGGATAGTTCACGATTAAAAATCAAACGAAGTAAATTTAACAATTAAAACTATTTATTATGGGTGTATTAAGTCCTCAGTTTGGGGGATTATCTCCAAGTTCTGAACAGCAATTATTAGTTTCTAACTATATGAGCTTTACAGATGGAACAAGAGATTTCTCACAACAATATCTACCAGAAATTTATGAAGCAGAGGTAGAGCGTTATGGAAACAGAACGTTAAGTGGCTTCTTAAGAATGGTTGGCGCTGAAATGCCAATGATGTCTGACCAAGTTGTTTGGTCTGAGCAAAATAGATTACATATCGCATATGATAATGTAAGTCTAGCTGCTGATGGTTTCACAATGACTATCAACAAACCAGGTGGTGGTGCAATCGTCGCTACTGATGCTGTAAACAATGCTATTATGCCAAACGCAACAATAGTAATTATGGATCCTAACGATCCTTCGTTTACGGTTAAAGCTATTGTAGGTAACTCTGGAGGTGCTCCAGTAAATCCATTAGCTGCATACGCAACTTTTACTGCTTATGCTTACAACCAGAAATTTATCTCAGGTGCTGCAGCTGCTGCAAAAACTGGATTAAAAGTATTTGTTTTTGGTTCTGAATATGCTAAAGGTTCTACATTAGATAACTCAACTACAGGTGAGTCTATTCAACCTAAACTAACAACTTTCCAAAACAAACCAATTATTATCAGAAACAGATATGCTGTAAGCGGATCTGATACTGCACAAATCGGTTGGGTTGAAGTTGCTGGTGAAGATGGAACTAGCGGTTATCTTTGGTATTTAAAAGCTGAAGGTGAAACTAGAATGAGATTTGAAGATTATCTTGAAATGTCAATGGTTGAAGGTGAATTAGCTACTACTGGAATGGGTGCTGGTTCTAAAGCTTTTGGAGACAACGTTGCAAGCGTTAACTCTTTTGGAACTTTAGGTGCTGCTCCACTTTTAGGTACTGAAGGTTTATTTGCTGCTATTAACAATGGTGGTAACGTACTTTCAGGATACGCTGGATCATTACAAGACTTTGATCAAGTACTTGAAAACTTAGATACTCAAGGAGCTATTGAAGAAAATATGCTTTTCTTAGACAGAAAAACTGAGTTATTATTTGATAACATGTTAGCACAGCAAAATTCTTACGGAGCTGGTGGTACATCTTACGGTGTATTTGAAAACTCTGAAGACATGGCGCTTAA